GCCTCGGCAACGTCGAGAACAAGAGCTCCGCGACGATCCGCGGCGAAATTACCTCGGGCAACGTCACGACCGCGCTCGGGTACACGCCGTACAACAGCACGAACCCGAGCGGCTACATCACAAGCTCGGCGCTGTCGAGCTATCTGCCGTTGAGCGGCGGGACGCTGACTGGTGTGTTGGTTTCGCCAACCGGGCAATTCCGCAAAAGCCAAACCGCTGGAAACTATACGACGGCAGCGTTGTGGACGGAGTCTTACGACAATACCGCCACCGGCATCGCGTTCCACATCAGCGGAAACGTCGGCAAGTTCCTTGAGATGCGTACGAACGGCATCCTCTATTGGAACGGCGATGCTGTAATTCATGGCGGTAACTACACTTCGTACTCGCCGACGCTGACTGGCACGGGCGCGTCTGGTACCTGGGGGATCAACATCACCGGAAATGCTGCGACCGTTAGCAGCATCACAAGCGGCCAGGTGACAGGCGCTCTCGGCTATACGCCTTACAACGCGACAAATCCGAGCGGCTACATCACAAGCTCCGCGCTGTCGAGCTATTTGCCGCTGTCCGGCGGGACGCTGACTGGTACGTTAACGGTTGGAGCAGACGGCGGCGGTGCCAATTTTGTGCAGCGAGCTGTAAACGGCTGGCAGGATGTGCTTACCGTTTGGCGCGGCGGATCAAACGTATGGAACCTTCAAGACTCCAGCGGCAGCGCGAAGGTTACTTCTGGATCGTTTTTTATTGGAAGCAATCTTGCTCTCCACGCCGGTAACTACACCTCCTACTCCCCCTCGCTCACCGGCAGCGGCGCGAGCGGAACGTGGAGTATTAACGTCACCGGCACTGCTGGAGCGACAACAACCGTAAACAGCAGCGGGTATGGCAACGGAACATTTACATGGCGACAAGAGTCTGGAACCTTCGCCGGGCAATCGGGGTGGGCAAGTTATTTAATAAATAACCATGGCGACGGCGCGACCTATTACAACCAGACGCTCATCATGCCGTTCTGGAGCCCGCCGCAGTATTCGCGGCTCGAAGGCGGCACGTTCCGTGGGCCCTACGTTTTCCTTTCAACGGAAAACTACACTAGCTACGCGCCCTCACTTACCGGCAGCGGCGCTAGTGGGACGTGGGGAATTAACGTCACCGGAACCTCGGGTTCTATCAGCGGATACAACAATCCGACGACGGCGGCGACTGCGAACACTATTGCCTACAGAGATGGAAACGGCGACATCGCGGCGCGCGAGATTGTTTTAAGTTCTGGCTTATCCTCAACGACGCCGACGGTATTGGTGTCGATGTTTCCGACGACAAACCAGCTCGTCAGGACAACTCCGGCAGCAGTCGCAGAGTCAATGAGTGCCTACACCGTAAGAAACCGTGGCAACGTTGATAACTTTGACTTCAACACCTACGGCAACTTCAGCTCGAACATAGTTTCCGGCTATATAGAAAGCAGCCCAAACAAGCCGACCGCTTACGCATATCCATACGGCACAACGTTGAGTTTCAACGCTAGCCCCGGTCAAGCGCAGTTCTATGTAAGCCACGCCGGAAACGATCTCGCGTTCCGTGGTGGTTGGAACGGTGCAAGCTGGCAAACGTGGAACAGAGTGCTGACTAATCAGAACTACACGAGCTATGCGCCCTCGCTCACCGGAAGCGGCGCGAGCGGTACTTGGTCAATCAGTGTCACTGGTAGTTCTGGCTCGGCGTCAGCAATAAACCTGCTTGGTCTCGGGTCAGGCTCGGTAAACGTAGATAGAGCCAACACTGCTGTTTACCGGACTGAAAGTGGAGCCGGTGCTGCGATCGCTTACGCTCCTGTTCTCCATGTCGGCGGTATCGACACCATGTGGCAAGCACAGGGGAGTTACGGCACATCAGGCAACGGTACCCTGTATTTCAGGCAGGGATATGCCGGCAGCTGGGGCAACTGGCTCACTATGCTGTCAAGCGCAAACTTTGGGAGCTACGCTCTTCCGCTTTCTGGCGGGAATATGACCGGCAACATCAGCGGGCCCGCATACAACACGCCGTCTTTCATACGATTTGCCTCGGACTCTAACTGGGCATATGGCTGTTCTTACGACGGCGGCTCGCAGTATTGGATGCAGGTTCAGTTCTACGGAACAGGCGACGATACGCGGGGCTTCCGCGTTCTTAACACGAACGGCAACTCGGTCGCTTTCCGAGTAAACGGCGCAGGCAACGTGATCGCCGCAGGCAACGTCACCGCCTACTCGGACGAACGAGTAAAGGCCAACTGGCGAAAGCTAGACGATGGCTTCCTCGTCAATCTTGCGAACGTGAAGAGCGGGATATACGACCGCACCGACGTCGAGATCACCCAGGCGGGCGTCTCGGCGCAGTCGCTCCGCGATGTCCTACCCGAGGCGGTAATCGAGGCCGACAACGGCGACCTCTCGGTCGCTTACGGTAACGCCGCGATGGTGTCGGCGGTCGCGCTCGCGAAGGAGCTTGTCGCATTGAAACAAGAAGTCGCCGAGCTGCGCGCTCGGGTTCACTAGGAGAATTATCAGATGGCTATCGAATACACGCTGACGATCAACGCGGTCCGGGTGCATAACCTGGGCGAGCTCCAGAATGTCGTGAAGGAGGTCGACTGCAACCTCAAGGGCACCGATACCGGGTGCAGCTTCGAGCTTCCGATCTCGGTCAATGTCGGCGATCCGGCTCCCGAGAATTTCGTCGACTTCTCGCAGCTTACCGCGGAGGAGGTCGAGGCCTGGGTGTGGGCGCAGGAAGATCAGCTCGCGCCGTACCAGGCGCACATCGCCTACGTCGTCGCGAAGGAAGTCGAGAAGGCGGCGCTCGAGCAGAAGCCTCTCCCCTGGGCTCCGGCTCCCGAAGCTCCGGCAGCACCGGCTGACGCCGCGGCCTAATGCCTCTCGTCTCCTCCGGCGAGATCTCGATCGGCGGGTCGACGACAGATCGCTCGATTAACCTCGAGCTCGGACTTTCGGCGACCGCGACCTCGAGTCTTAACGATGCGGCGCTGCGGACCCTGGCGGGCGTCGCGAGCGGCGCGATCTCGCTCTCGAGCTTTTACGGTAAGGCGAACGCGAGCGTCGCGATTAGCAACCAGTCGGCGATAAACAACTCGAAGGCAGGCATCGGCGGCACGGCGACTGCCACATATCGGCTCGCCAGTACCGGCGCAGCGTCCCGCACGAACGTCGGCGGGACTCTTGTCTCGATCAGCGGCGAGTGGCTGACGAGCGGGGCCGCGTCGCTGTTCGATGTGTATGCGACCTGGTCGGGCTCCGGCGGAACGGTGGGCGGGACGACGGGTTCGTGGCTCAACCTTGCGACGACTCGCGAGTGGACGTTATCCGCGACCAATGACTACCAGACGCGGAACCTAGCGATCGAAATCCGCCTCGCCTCGAGCGGGGCGGTACTCGACACGGCGACCATCGAATTTTCAGTAGACAGCGCACCGTAGTTTGGAAGCAGTAGGAGACAACGTGAACAACGTCTTGAAGTTTGAACTCACCGCCGAAGAGGCGAACGTCGTCCTGGCATCGCTCGCGAAGCAACCCTTCGAGGTCGTCGCCGGACTCATCGACAAGCTGCAACGCCAGGCGCAACCGCAGCTCGCACAGAAGACAGAAGGAGCTGATCCGGCTCCGTGATGAATCAGGCCGCGTCCGACTTCGAGACCGGCTCGGAGGTTAGATGAGCGGCCTATACGTCCAGAGCGACTACTGGCTTTTCGGCTATGCCGTCGGCGATACGCTGTACGGCACCGCCGCAGGGTCAGCGACCGTCACCGGCGCGCTCGTTCCGAAGATCTCCTCGCCTGGCGCGAGTGTTGGCTCGGCAACGGTCACAAGTGACATCGACGCGATCGGCCGTCCGATTGCAAGCTCCGCGGGTTCGTCGACGACGTCGGCAACCTCTCGAGCCATCGCCTCGGCGACCGGCTCCGCAGCCGGGACCGGGGCGGTCTCTGGCTCGATCATTGCGGCGGGCGCGGCGAGCGGCATCTCCTCGGGATCTGCAACGGTCGCGGGCGCGGTCATTGCGTCGGGGCCGATCTCCGCCTCCTCGAGCTCGAGCTCGACGGCAACCGCCGACGGCTCCGGGCGTATCGAAGGCGAGGGCGCTGCTGCGGGGACGGCTACGGCCGCGGCCGATGTCCAGGCGCGCACCGGACTCGACGCCTCGAGCTCCGGGAGCTCGTCGGTCTCGGGCGATGCGCTCGCAACCGGCCAGGCAACCGGCCAGGCCGAGGGCTCGGCGACGGTCACCGGCTCCGGGACCGCCAGGTTCTCGAGCCGCGGCGAAACGACCGGCAGCTCAACGGTCGACGGCGCGATCCAGGGCATCTTCCCGGCGAACGGGGAGGCGCAGGGGGCGAGCACGATCGCGGGGGATGTCCTCGCCTATGGTCGGCCGGACGCCGCCTCTGCGGGCTCTGCGGAGGCGAGCGCGGGCATCTATGCGACCGCCCAGGTCAGCGCGACCTCGAGCTCCTCGAGCTCGGTGTCCGGCGGCATCCTGGCAACCGCCCAGGGCTCCGGCTCCGCCGAAGGCCTGGCGACGGTCACGGGCGAAGGGCAGCGGAAGATCTCCGCACCTGGCGCGGCGATCGGCTCCTCGAGCTCGAGCGCGGTCATCCTGGCATTCGGCCGGACGGACGGCTCGATCGCAGGAGAGGCGACGGTCAGCGCCGAGGCGCGCGCCTTCGCGATGGGCTCCGGCTCGATCGCAGGCGACGCCACGGTCGCAGGCGCGATCGACGGTCGCTCGGTTATCCAGGGCGCGATCTCGGGCGAGAGCACCGTCGAGGATGTCCCGGCCTACGGTCGCGGAATTGTTGACGGCAACGAGACCGGCACCTCGAGCGCAACCGCCTCGATCCTGGCCTACGGTCGCCAGGTCGGCGACGCGGCGGGCGAGGCGAGCTCGATCGTCACGCTCTACGGTCGCGGTCCGATCCTGGGCCTGGTCTACGGCACCGCCGAGCTCGAGGGCCAGGCGGTCGGCTACGGCGCCGTCGACGGCAGCGCCGAAGGCGACGCAACTGTATCCGGAAGGATACGGAATCGCACCTTCACGCCGGACTCTCGAGAGCTGAAGGTTCCGTTCCAGGATCGCCGCGAAATTATTCCGCAGCGCTCGACGCTCAAGGTCGGCGCTGACAGTTCGATCGAGGTCGAAGCGGAAGGCCGCACGATCAAGGTCTCACGCAATAACAGGAGAATCGCTGCATGACGATCATCGCGGCATTCACAAAAGATCCAAACTCGACGATCGACTTCGAGGTCGACTGGAATCCCTGGCTAAACGGGGACACGGTCACGACGTCCGCCTGGGAAGTTCCCGCCGCTCTGACGATTGTCTCCGAAGGCGTGACGTCGAACGTGACGCGCGCCTTCCTCTCCGGCGGAGCGGCCGGAGCTGACTACCTCATCACGAATCGCGTCACGACGCCGGGCGGACGCATCGAGGACCGCTCGGTCCTGGTACAGGTGCGACAGCTATGAACCACACCCTGATCACGGCTCCGACGGGCGAGCCGGTAACGGTCGAAGAGGCGCGCTCGCATTGCCGCATTGACGGCAACCAGGACGACGAGATGCTTTTCGCGCTCACGAAGGCCTCGCGCGAGTACGCCGAGGCCTACACCGGGCGCTCGTTCGTCAGCACGACCTGGGAGCTGCGGGTCGATCAGTTCCCGCTCTACTTCGAGCTCCCGAAGGGGCCGCTCGCAAGCGTCACCTCGATCACCTACATCGACATCGCAGGCAACACGCAGACGCTCTCGGCAAACAGCTACCAGGTAGTCAACGACTCGGGACCGTTCGCGCAGCCTGGCATGATCTTTCAGGCCTATAACCAGACCTGGCCGAGCTCGCGCGGGCACATCAACGACGTCCGTATCCGCTACGTCGCGGGCTACGGTACGCCGAGCGATGTCCCGCCCGCCATCAAGGCGGCGATCAAACTGATGACCGCGCACCTCTACGAAAACCGCGAGGCAACGCTTACCGGAACGGTCGTCAGCGAGTTTCCGCTCGGATTCACCGCGCTCCTGTCGCCCTTCAAGGTGTTCTGATGCAGGCGGGGCGTCTTCGACATCGTGTCACCGTCCAACGGGCGACCGACGCGATCGACCAGTACGGAGACCAGACGCCGACCTGGGCGGCTCTCGGTACGGTCTGGGCGTCCGTCGAGCCGCTCAACGGCCGCGAGTATTTCGCCGCGGCGCAGATGCAGAGCGAGGTGTCGACGCGCATCGTGATCCGTCCGATTTCGGGCGTCACGCTGACGCCGAAGGATCGCGTCAAGTTCGGCTCGCGCTATTTCGACATCCAGTCGGTGATCAACCGCGACGAACGTAACCGCGAGCTTCAGCTTCTCTGCGTCGAGAGGTTCGTCTAGTGCCGATCGTCACCGACGTCAAAGTCGAGGGACTGAAGGAGCTCGAGGCGCGACTTCTCGAGCTTGATGCTCTGGCAGCAAAACGGCTGCTTACTCGCGCAACCCGTCGCTCGCTGATCAAGCTCGAGCGCCAGGCGACCGCAAACGCGGAGAGCTTCTCTCGATCCGGAGCTCTCGCCGAGTCGGTGCGGATTGTGACGGTGCGACCGAAGGGCGGCGAAACAGTCGCCGTCCAGGTCGGGCCGAAGAAGAAGGATCGGCGCGCTGTCGCGCTGCAAAACGTCTACTACGGCCGCAAGCGTCGCGGGATTTTCTACGGGCATCTTGTCGAGTTCGGTCATCGCGTCCGCGGCCCGAGCGGGCGCCGAGTCAACGGGAAACCCTGGTTCGGTCCCGCCTGGGACGCAACCCGCAGCGGCATTCTCCCGGAGTTTCAGCGCATCTTGCGCCAGGGAATCACCCGCATCGAAAAGAGACTGCGCGCCCGCGCAGCGGAAACAGAGGGGCTTGTCGACCCGTGAGTATCGAGAACGCAATCATCGCGAAGATCGCAGCGCTCAACACCGGCGCAGGGGCTCGCGTCTACCGCGAGATCATCGTCCAGGAGCCGACGCTTCCGGCGATCGCCGTGAGTCGCACTAGCGGACAGGGAATAGCTCGCACCCTGGGAAACAACCCGCTCCTCTTCCGGGCGGTGCTTCGCATCGAGACCGTCGGCGAGACGATGGCCCAGGTCTCGCCGGTCGTCGAGGCGATCCGCGTCGGTCTCGACGGATGGTCGGGAACGCAGAGCGGAGTGACGATCCTGATGTCCAGGCTCTCGCAGCAGCAGGAGCAAGCGGACGCAATGGGTGATCGAACGATGCGAATCGTTCAGCAAGACTTTGAGTTTGTTTTCAGATGATTGGTTAGTTAATTCATGTCTCTAGGCGCCTTCGGGCGCCTTTTTTTTTCAACAACGACCGCTTCGAGCGGTCTTTTTTTTGGAGTATCAAAAATGGCTGCAAGCATTTCGACCGGCTCGCTGTTTAAGGTCGGCAACGCCGCCTCCCCGGAGGTGTTCACGACCCTTGCACAGGTGCAGGAAATCAAGTGGAGCGGGTACAACCGCAAGACCGTCGACGTCTACACGATGGACTCGAGCTACCCGACGCGCCTCATCGGCTCGCACGACCCGATGAACGTCGAGCTGAAGCTGCTCTTCGACGGCGGCCTCGCTCCTCACGAAGCGTGGCGGACGAAGCTTCTCGCAGGCACGGCGGGCAACTATCAGATCGTGCTGTCGGATGGGGGCGCCTACCAGGTGCAGTTCCCCGGCCTCGTGACGAAGTTCGAGATCGACGCTTTGACGGCTGAAGGTGCCGAGGTCGTCGCCAACGTGACGATCGAGATCACCGCGCTCCCGACGGTGACTCCGTAATGAGTCGCGAGCTGCTCAAGGCAACGATCAGCAGCGCGTTCTCGAAGGCCTCCGTCCGGGAGCTCGAGGTGCAGGGCGTCAAGCTCTACATCCGCGGGCTCTCGGGCGGGGAGCGCGTGACCTTGCAGCAATGGGCAGCGGAGGCCTCGAAAGGGGGCGAACCGCTTGCCGATTACAAGGTCGTTTCGCTCGGTCTCTGCGATGCGGAAGGCGTCCGTCTTTTCGACGATCCGCTCGAGGTCGCGAAGCTCGACGGCGCGGTCCTCTCGCAACTGTCGAAGGCAATCCTCGAGGCGTCGCTCCTCACCGATAACGCGGTCGGAGACGCGGAAAAAAAATAGCGGGCGAGCCGGAGCTACAGATGTGGTTCCGCCTCGCGGCGCAATTAGGCGCGACGGTAGGGGAGCTCCAAGAGCGCATGAGCTCCGAGGAGTTTACCTACTGGATCGCGTTCTACGGGCTCGAGCCTTTCGGCTACGACGTCGAGATGTGGCGCATGGGAATGCTCGCTTCCACGACGGCAAACGCCGCAGGGCCGAAGAAGGGCGGCAAGGCCTGGAGCCCGGACGACTTTATCCCGAAGAAAGACACGACTTCCACGTCGCAATCGGTCGCCGAGCAGCGAGCGATTCTGCAATCAATGGTGAAGCATGGCTGACATAGGCACCCTAGTCGTCAAAATGGCGGCGGACTCCGCGCAGATGCGCTCGGAGCTCGAGCGCGTCAAGAAAGATGTCAAAGGGACGGACAGCGTCCTCTCCGGGCTCACGAGCAACTTCAAGCTCCTCGGAGGCATTGCGGCGGGCATTTCATTCACGGCGATCATTAATCAAGCGATTCAGGTCGCGGGCGCTCTGAACGATACCGCAGTCAAAACCGGCATCTCAATCGACGCGCTACAGCGGCTCCAGTTCGCCGCCGGGCTCTCGGGCGGTTCGCTCGAGAATGTTTCCGGCGCCGTCGGCCGTATGCAAAAGGCGCTTATCACCGCAGGCGAGGGCTCCAAAGAAGCAACCGAGGCGCTCGATCGACTCGGCCTGTCCGCAAGTCAAATCCTCGCGCTCTCGCCGGACAAACAGTTCGAGGCGGTCGCTGTCGCCATTGCCTCGATAGAAGATCCGGCCGCTCGTACTACCGCGGCGATGGACCTCTTCGGGAAGTCGGGCGCCGAGCTCGTGCCGACCCTTGTCGCAATCGGAACGAACAGCGAAGAGATCAACGCGCAGCTCTCCTCAATCGGCGGTCCAGTCTCCGCCGAGGCAATCGCCAAGGTTGACACCTTGGGCGATCAGCTCGACGTCCTCAAGACTGCCGGGAAAAACACCGCAATCGAGCTCGCAGCGCTCGCCTCGGTCGTTCTTGGCCCGCTACTTGAGGCGACGAACTCCTGGATCAGCTCGCTCCGCATCCTGGTCGGCGGAGGAGGGGAGCTCGAGCGGCTCGAGCGCAAGCTCGAAATTCTTCGCGAGTCGCGCAACTCGATCCCGTTCTTTCTGAACCTCGGCTACGTTGAAAACGGAAAGCTGATCATGGGGCCGCGCGCGCTCGAGCAGGCGATCGCGAACGTAGGCCGAGAAATTGATCTTCTAAAGATGAAGGCGCAGCTTGATTCCGGGATGGTCGACATTCCGATCAGCATTCCGGAGCCGCAGATCCCAGACCTGGCGGGCAGCGCCGGTAGCGGCAAGAAAGGCAAGCGTGAGCTTACCCCGGCCGAGATCCGCGCGCGCGATCAGGCCGACCGTGAGAAGAACTTCAAGCGCGAGTACGACCTGACCGCGCTGCACTTCTCAAACCTCGAACTCCTGTCAATGAATCACGCGACCATCCTCGCCGGTATTGACGCGAACGCAACGGCGCAACGCATCCAGGTCGCGACCGATTTTCAGTATTTGCAATCTGAAATCCAGAGCGCGTTCGGCCTACAACAGCTCGACTTTGAGGCGATCAAGAACTCCTCGATCATCGACCTGGCGGGCGAGATGTTCTCCGCCCTCGGCGGCGCAGGCACGAAGTTCTTCAAGGTTCAGCAGGGCTTTGCTATCGCGAACGCAATCATCAATACGGCGCAGGGCGTGACCGAGGCGCTGAAGCTTCCGTTCCCTGCCAACCTCGCCGCCGCCGCAAAGGTAGCCGTCGCAGGCGCTATTCAGATCGCGAAGATTAAATCAACGAACCCCGGCGGCTCCGGAAGCGTGACTCAAAGCGGTCTCTCGGGCGGCACGACAAGCGCTGCAAGTCGAGCCGTTCCCGCAGGCAACGCGCAGCAGGCGCAGGAGCCGCAGGCAAAGATCGCCCAGGTGGTCATCCAGGGCAGCGTCTTCTCGAGCCGCGAGACGGCCGACTGGCTGATCGGTCAACTCTCGGAGGCGATCAACGGTCGAGACGTTGTATTCATTAACGGCAACAGCAGACAGGCCGGACTGATCTCGGGGGGGCCATGACCGCAGTCGTCTACATCGCAAAGCGTTCAGTTATCGCCGGGCATACGTCCGGCTCGCAGTATTCGCTCGACCTTCGCGTCGTCGAGGCGGGGCTCACGATCGGCCGTAAGGTTGGCTCCGAAATACAGCGAACGCTCTCGGACAAGACCGAGACGCTGTACTTTTTCGGGAAGACGACCTGGTCGGTGTCTGCCCTGGTCAAGAGCTCGAGCGAGCTCTCCGCGCTCCTCGAGTTTCTGCACTCATGCGAGGCCCAGGAGAGCTTCACGTTCTCCCCGTATGGCACCGTTTCCGCCCTGGGGACGACCTATTCCGCTCGCCGGGTGCAGCCGACCTACACCCTCGACCGCCTGGACGGTACCGGCAGCTCGCCGAGCGAGGACGCGATGCGCGTCACGTTTGACCTCGAGGAGGCCTGATGCGTACCGACGGCGCAGTCTTCGACGTACTGAATACCTCCTCGGTCAAGGAGCCGCGGTTTGTAGTCAAGATCGAGTACCCGGTCGATTCGATCTACATCACCTCGCACAGCGGCATCGCCGACGTGCCGGGGACCGTCCTGCAAGGATCGCTCCAGGAGCCGTCAATCGTCTCGCAGCGATTGAACCCGATCGAGGGTCGAAGCGAGATCGGCTCCGCGTCGTTCTCCGTCGTCGACGTCGGCGCAGACTTTACGACCGAGATCCGCGAGCGGCTGAACGATGACGTCGGCCTCCGTAAGCGCCAGGTCAGGTTCTACCTCGGCTACGCCGGGCTATCCTTTAACGACTTCGTCATGGTCGGGACGCAACAGGTCACGCAGGCGATCTACGACCGCGGGCGCTATTCGATCTCCTGCGCGGATGTTCAGCGCTTTGCAAAACAGGACATCTTCGACCTCGCAGAAACGACCCTCGCGCAGTCTTTAAGCGCAACGGACACAACCGTCTATGTGACATCGACGACGGGCTTCTTGACCGTCTATCACGGCTCGAGCTACTCGGACGCAGCAAACTCGACCGTCGGCTACATCAAGATCCGAGACGAGGTAATACGCTACACCTCCAAGACCTCGACGACCTTCACTGGATGCACTCGTGGCGTCCTGGGAACGATCGCGAGCAAGTACGACGTCGACGCCGCAACACCGGCCGCGCGTCGCGAGAAGGTGACGGAGCACGTCTACCTCGAGCTCCCGGCCGTCAAGCTCGCGTATGCCATCCTGACCGGCACGCTCTACGGCGACTCCGCCTCGCTCCCGTCGACTTGGAGCCTCGGGATCAGCTCGACGCTTGTCCGCCTGGCGGACTTCACCGGCATCGGCTCGGATATGTGGGACGGTGCGAACGGTGGTGTCGTCGTTCGATTTGAGGGGCTAAAGAAAACCGACGGCAAGAAGTTTCTAGAAGAGGAGATCTGTCGCCTCCTCGGCGTGTTCATGCCGGTGTACGCCGACGGCGCTCTGGGACTCAAGCGAGCCTCGCGCGTTCTTTCCGACTCGGCAACCGTCGCAACCCTCGACGAATCAAACTCGATACAGATCGGCGAACTCACGCACGACATGGAGGACGTCCACAACGTCTTCCGCATCTCCTGGAACTGGACCGGCTCTGACTACTCCCGCACGACCTCGCTCATCGACGCGACGTCTGTCGCCATCCACGGACGCGCAGATCCGCTCGATCTTAAATTCAAGGGGCTATACGGTGGGCGCGCGACCGACTCGCTGATCTATCAGATCGTCGACTCCTTGCGCGATCGCTACTCCTCGCCGCCGGAGCGGATGTCTGTCACCGTTGTCCATTCGCTAAACAAGCTTGAAATCGGCGATGTCGTCCGCGTCAAGTATGCAAGCGTCCGCGACTTTGCCGGGACCGGCTCGAGCATCGACCGCGCGTTCGAGATCCAGAATCTTTCCGTCAATCACCGCACCGGCCAGGTGCAGCTCGAGCTCTTCGGCTCGACGTCCGCGGCCTCCGCGCTCTCGCCGACGACGGCGACGACCGCGCTCCCGGACGCCTTCTACACCGCAACCGGAACGGCGCTCTCAAGCGTCGCAACGATTACCGCGGGCGTCATGGCAACCGGCACCTATGCGCTCGCAGGCGGCAGCGACATCACCGCCTCGGGCTCGATCTGGTATCACAACGGCGACCTCACAATCCCGCAAGGTTGCACGTTAAACATTAGTGGCAACGTGCAGCTCCGCGTGAAGGGCTACTTGACGATCAACGGCGCGATCAATGGCGTCGGCACTGGGCTTCCGGGTGTTGTCGACACCGCCAACCTCACGGTCCAGGCCGGAAATCCCGGATTCGTCGGCAATTCGCGCGGGTGGGACGGCATTGCAGGCGGCTCGGATTTTACCGAGGGCAACGCGCGGCTCATCACTGTTTCCGTTCCCGTCACCCAAAGCAAACACGCGAGCTTTCCGTACCTCGAGCTCGCCGTCGACGGGAATTTGCTGAAGGGGCTCCCGACAGATCTGCGCGGCACCGGCGGAGCGCCTGGCGGCAAGATCACCTCGAGCGGCGGCTCATTCTTCCGCGCAAGCGGCGGCTCGGGTGCAAACGGCGGCGCAGGACTGATCACCGTCTCCCGCGGCTTCTCGGTTGGCGCCTCGGCTTCGATCAACCTCTCCGGCAACAGCTCGATCGTCACGACGGTCCGCAAGTTCGGCGATAACAGCTACTTTCCCGGCACCGGCGGGGCAGGGGGGCCAGGAGCATTCCTGTTGCTGCTCGACGGATCAAACGTCTCGCCGCCGGACCTGACAAACCGATTCGTAGCCACTACCGGCGAGGTGCCTACACCTCCGGCTGAAACCTTTCTCGACAATACGAAAGAATTTCATCGCTACAGCGATAACGAAGACCCATGGGCGGGCTATTCCGATCCGGCTGTTATCTCCAGTCGATCACTTGCAGGCTCGGCTCTGCGTATGCAGTACGTTCCGGCACCGGAGACCGCAACCGCCGACCAGGACAGCAAGCCTCCCGCGATCAGCTCGCTCACCGCAAGCGCCCAGGATGGCTTCGCGCTTATCGCCTGGACGCTCCCGAACGATCCCGCGTCCTACGACTCGATCGAGCTTTTCGCCTCGACCGTAAACGATCGCGGCACCTCGACGAAGATCTTCGACGGCCGCGCGTCCGACTTTCAGCACGTCACGAACGACACCTCCGCGCGCTACTACTGGATCAGGACTCGCCGCGCGCGCGTCCGCTCGGACTGGTATCCCGCAACGACGACGAGCTCGGTGTCCGTCGCTGCTAAACCGCCGACCCTGATCGGTTACCTCACGAACGAAGCGGTCACCGTACCGGCAGACTCCGCCGGGACTGTCAGCTCATTCGCGACCGCAGTCGGCGACTTCAAGGTCTTCGTCGGCACGACCGACGTCACGAGCTCCTGCGCGTTCTCGATCCTGGGGCAGACAAACGTCACCGCCTCGATCAACGCCTCGAGCGGCGCTTACTCGGTTACCGCAATGTCCGCCGACACCGGCTCGGTCGCCTTTCGCGCGACTTACGCCGGGAGCTACTCGATCGACAAGGTGTTCTCTGTCACGAAGGCGCGCCAGGGCAACGCGGGCTCGAACGGGACTAACGGCACGAACGGCACGAACGGCACGAACGGGAACAACGGTGTCGACGCGGTAAACATTCAGCTCTCGAAGAGCTCGTTCCAGGTGAACGCTTTCGCCGACGGCACGGTGCCCGACTTCTCGGGCGCTGACGGTACGCTGAAGGTCTACCAGGGGGCGACCGATGTCACCGCCTCGGCAACGCTTTCTGCGAGCGCGGGCGCAGGCGTCACCGGCACGATCAACACGGCGACAAACTCGCCGGTATCCGGCGAGGCGAAGGGCTACTACCGCATCACCGCGCTCTCGGTCGACGTCGGCACTCTCACGCTGTCGGCGGTCTACAACGGTGTCACCTACACCGCGACCTTTTCCGTCTCGAAAAACAAGATCGGCTACGAAATCGTCAGCTCGCTCCCCTCGACGAACCTATTCGCCGGGCGGATGGTATTCCTGACGACGGACTCGAAGCTCTACCGCTACACCGGCTCCGCTTGGACGACGGCGGTCCCTGCGGTCGACATCTCCGGGCAGCTCGCCGACGCACAACTCTCCGCACTTGCAGCGGCCAAGGTTACCGGACAGCTTACCGACGCGCAGATCCAGGCGGTCGCCGCAGCTAAAGTATCAGGGCAGCTCACCGACGCGCAGCTCGCCGCCATCTCGGCCGCGAAGGTCACCGGGCAGATCGTCGGAACGCAGATCACCGACGGCGCGATCAGCACGGCGAAAATTGCGGCCGGAGCCGTTACCGCAAGCCAGATCGCTGCGGACACCATTACCGCGGGCAACATTGCCGCCGGAGCTATCACCGCGTCGGAAATCGCAGCCGGGGCTGTTGTTGCCGGAAAAATTGCGGCGGATGCGGTCACCGCGAACGAGATCGCCGCTAATGCGATTACCGCCGCAAAGATCTCTGCGGGCGCGGTCGAAACGGCCAAGCTCGCCGCCGGAGCGGTGACCGCGGAAAAGATAACCGCCTCGACGATCACGGGCGACAAGATCGCCGCGAACGCGATCACCGCGACCAACATCGCCGCCAATGCCGTCACGGCCGACAAGATCTCTGCGGGCTCGGTTACGGCCGCGAAGATCTCCGTCACCGATCTCTCGAGCATCACCGCGAGCATTGGCACGCTCACCGCAGGCACGATCCGAAACGCCGCCGACAGCTTCCGAGTCGACGTCACGAACGGGCGCACGATCACGACGACCGGCTCGTTTATGAAAGTGACCGGGGCTCCTTTCGGCAGCTCGAGCCAGTTCATCGAATGGTACGGGCCCTATTTCGCAAGCCTCGCGAGCTGCACAGAAGCGAACGCGACCTACTACCTCAAGACCGACGGCTCCGCCTATTTCGGCGGAACGCTCTCGGCGGGAACGCTCACGAACCGCGGCGAGACGAGCGATCTCTCGGCATCCGCGCAGATCACCGTCGGACCCTTCGGCACGAACGGCGACTCGAAGGTCGTCACGGTTTCCTATGCCTATAACGGCAACTGGACGCAGTTCCAGGGCTCCTCGACCGGAAGCGCGAGCGGCTCAATCTCCGCGACGGTCAAGCTCTACCGAAAGATCGGCAGCGGCTCGGAGACCGAAGTCGCGACGCTCAACGTTACCGGGACCTGGTCCTACGAGACCGACAGCGAACCGTATCCGGGCGGCACCTATGCCCGCTTCTGGACGCAGGCGATGAGCGGCTCCGCGACCTATACCGACGCCGACGCAAGCCTCGCCGATCGCACCTATCGCGCCGCGATCACCGCGCGCTCAACTCAATTTGGAACTGGCAACAACAGCCAGAGGGTCGCAATCGTGAGTATTGAGGAATAAGTCGATGTTCGATGCAACAAAGCTCAAGGTCCCGCCGGGTTCGCTCCTGGTCGATATTTCCCTTGTAATCGCGCTCGTCTATTGGGGCGGGCAGATGACCGAGCGCCTCGAAAACATGACAAAGCGCCTCGATAGCGTCGAGCAGATAAAAATCCAACCGGAGGCCGATCGGCGCATCGCGGTCATCGAGTCGCAGCTAGCCAACCAGACGGAGCGTCTCAAGTCGATCGAGGACAAGCTCGATCGAGCTCTCGTTCGTCGCTGATGCTTTTCCTATCGGCCGGACATTACCCGCGCGCGCCTGGCGCGGCCTGGCAGGGCTTTGTCGAGCATACCGAGGCGCAGGCCTGGGTGACGGAGCTCGCGCGGCTAATACCGGGGGCAAGGGTCGTCCCGACCGGCGAGCTCGGCGCGAAGGTCCGTTGGATCAATGCTCAAGCGAGCCTCTCGGATCTTGCGCTTGAGATTCACTTCAACGCCGGACCCGGCAACCGCGGGCAGGGCAGCGAGTCGCTTTATTCGCCAGGCAGCACGACCGGGCTACTGGCCGCGCGGCCGATTCAGGCAATTCTCGCGCAGTTTTTCGCCCCTGATCGAGGGGTGAAGCCTGGCTTCTACCAGGCCGACAAGTCGAAGGGGCCGCTCTACTTCCTCAAGGCGACGCGCTGCACGTCGCTGATCCTCGAGCCGGAGTTCATCTATCACGCCGCGGACATCCGAGCGAAGCGCTCGAGCTGTTGCGCGGCGCTCGCCAACCTACTACGGAGAACCGCACATGACGGAAGAGTTACCGATCTCGTTGCGTAATTGGCTGCGAGGCGCTCTGCGCTCGCGGACGGTATGGATCAACGTCCTGCTCGCTGTCCTGGGTGGCCTCGAGCTCTCCGGCGCTCATCTGACAACGCTATTCGGCTCGGAAGTCGCCGCAGGGATTCTGCTTCTCGGCTCGATTGTGAATCTCGCGCTGCGAGCAATCACGACGAGCCCGCTCCCGCATCGGTGATCCGGTGTCAAGCGGCATCCCGAAAGAGTTTCAACTCCTTGCACACACTATCAAGGTCCGCGTCATCCCGCGCTCGAAGTGGCGCCACGGAAAAAACGTCGTCGGAATGTGGATGCCCGACAAGCTTCGCATCGACCTTATTGCAGATCCGATCGAGACACAGCTCCAGGCAACCTTCTGTCACGAGCTCTGTCACGCACTCCTAGACATGATGAATCACGAGCTGTCGCACGACGAGGTGTTTGTTGACAACCTCGGTGCGCTCCTAATGCAGGCGCTTGTGACGTTTAAAACAGAATGACAACTGCAAAAAAAAACCTAGACTCGGCGGCTGTTCACGCAGCTTGGATTAAACACGGTCGCAACTTGCGACAGACGGCCCTCGCGCTCGGTGTCAACGCCGGGACGATTCGTCTGCACGTCGACCGCATCGAGGGAGCGGAGCAACGTCCGCAAACCGTCGACGAGCAGCTTCGCGCAGCTCGAGCTCACATAAAGGAGCTCGAGGGCAAGATGCTGAATGACGCGGTCGTTCGCGACGAGATCTTTAAGCTCTCGCGCGCCTCGGTCGACCCTCCGTCCTGGATGACCAAACCCTCAAGGGCGGTCTCCGACTTCGCAGGCGTCCCGACGCTGTTCGCGAGCGACTGGCACTTCGGCGAGGTCGTCCGACCGGCCGAGATCGGAGGCGTGAACGAGTACAACGTCGAGATCGCCAAGGATCGAGCGCGCACCTTTATCACGGTCGCGATCGAGCTCCTGCGGAAGCACATCCAGGGCGGCAAGTATCCGGGGTGTGTCTTGATCCTGGGCGGCGATATGCTCTCCGGCGACATTCACGAGGAGCTATCCGAAACGAACGAAATGCCGACGATGCCCGCGCTGATCGAGCTCGTCGGTGTTTTGTCCTGGTGCGTTCGCACCCTGGCGGACGAGTTCGGCGCGGTGTTCGTTCCCTGCGTCACCGGCAACCACGGCCGCACGAGCCGCAAGCCTCGAGCGAAGCGGCGCAACCACACGAACTTCGACTGGCTTTTGTATCAGATGCTCGCGAAGGTCTTCGAGGCCGATCGCCGCGTGACGTTCCTGATTCCGGAAGGGCCCGACGCCTACTACAAGATCTTCGGGACGCGGTATCTCCTTACGCACGGCGACCAGTTCCGCGGCGGCGACGGCATGATCGGTGCGCTCGGTCCGATCTCGCGCGGCGACAAAAAGAAGCGCGCGCGCAACGTCCAGACCGACAAGAGCTTCGACGTGATGCTCCTCGGCCATTGGCATCAATACATTCACATGAATCGCTTCATTGTGAACGGCTCGCTCAAGGGATACGACGAGTATGCCGACGCAGGCAACTTCGACTATGAGCCCGCTCAACAGGCGCTCTGGATCACGCACCCGCAGCACGGAATCACGTTCCGGATGCCGGTCTACGTTCAGCGCGGCACGACCGCGTCAAAGACCGAATGGATCAGCATATCGAGGGCCGCATGAAGGACGCGATTAATCCGAGCCACTACCAGGGCGACATCGAGTGCATCGACGCGCTGCGCGCAGCTCTGACGCCGGAGGAGTTCCGGGGCTACGTTAAGGGCTCCGCGATGGCCTACCTCTGGCGCCTCGGCAAGAAGGACGCGCCGGAGCAGGAGGCCGGGAAGGCGATCTGGTACATCACCTGGCTCACCGGCCGAGACCCGCGCGAATGATCCCTCCCTGGCTCCTGCGATACCTCCCGCACCTGGTCGCCGTCCTGGCGATCCTGGCGCTCCTGGTCGGCTCCTACAGATGGGCCTATGGGAACGGTGTCGAGGCCGAGCGGGTCCGGTGGGAGGCGACAACGGCGGAGGCGGGCGAACGATTCGCCGAGGCGCTCGCCGAACAGCAGCTCGTCCTGACAGGCCTCGAGCGCGACCTGACAGCAGCTCGGCGCCAGGCCAACCGCAAACGAGAGGATCTAGCCAATGCCACGACAACCGACCCGGCGAGCCGCGATTGGGCTCTCGCTCCTATTCCTGACGGGGTGCGCCAGTCGCTCGGTGATCGTCGAAACCTGTCCTCCGATCCCTGACTTCCTGACCGCGGAATGTATCGTCCCGGAGCGATCGCTTAAAACGAACGGAGACCTCGCCAGAGCGTACATAGACGCGACCGAGTGCCTCGGGGAGGCGAACCTCAAGCTCCGCTCTGTGCGCTCCCTGGCGAGCTGTAGGCTAGGCAGCGAGCCTATTCGCAAATAGCGCCGGTCCGCCTTTCACAAGTGGTACTATTTCATAAATCGGGAGCGGGCCCCCGCTACCATTCAGTGAAACACCCGCCGCAGACAGCAGCGGCGAGGTGTTTAGTTGCAATTCAGCAACAAGAATGGACCCCTCCGGGCGACAAATGACGTCCCCCAGAAGCGCGTGAACGGCCGCTCGAGCTCGACCCGCCGGTCCCTGTAAAGCCTCCCGCATATTGGCGACCGCCTTCCGATAGGCGTCCTCCGCGGCTCCCTGGTCGATGTTCGACCTGGCGCCCGCCTTCCGCCAGGAGCTCGCCAGGAGCGACCGACGACGCTCAATGAGCGCGGCGACCGAGGGCGCAATGTCTTCCCGGTCGAGCGCACCCTGGGCGACCTGGGCCTCGAGCCGGGCAATCCGGCGATCGAGCTCCTCGAGCTCCGCCGGGCGCGTCGACTCGGTGCGCTCATCTCGTCGCCATTGCCGGATCATCTGGACGGCCAACTCGACCGCCTCATTCGAGAGGAGCTGTGACGAGATCGGCTCGAGCAGCTTCTCCTCCGCTACGTCCCGCCTCGCGCCGACCGAGTTCGAGCAGGCCGCGTCGCCTCCCTGGTGCCGCGTTCCGCAATAGTACCGACTGCCGTTCGCGCCGGTCGCAACAAGCTTCCCGCCGCATTCCCCGCAGACCAGAATCCCGGAGAGGACGTACTTCGGGCCGCGGCCCCTCGTCCCGCCGTGAAACTTTCTCGGCTGTGCCAGGGCGCGCACCTTCTCCCAGGCCTCGAGCTCGACGATCGCAGGGCCATCCGTGACGATCCATTCCGACTCCGGACGCTCAACGCGCTGACGCTTTCCGCTGTCCGGATCTCGCCTCCAAATCGAGCGATTCCACACGACCCGGCCGATATAGCGATCGTTCGCAAGCATCGAGTGAACGCCGGACACAAGCCACAACCCGTCCGACCGGCGAGTCTTTCGCTCCCAGGTCGAGCCGGGCGACGGCACTCCGCGTCGATTCAAGTCGACGACGATCGCCTTCATCGACTCGCCTCGAGCTGCGCGCTCAAACACCTCGCGCACAATCGCGGCCTCCATTTCGATGATCTCTCCCGCCTTCGAGTATCCGTAACACTTCCCGCCGGTCGCCTTTCCCAGGCGAGCCCTCATATCGAGCGCAGAATGCGTCCGCGATGCAATCTGCGCGCGGAACTCCTCGCTCATAATTCCAGAGAGACCCGCCTGCATCCGAGCCGTCCGGCTGTCCGAGTCGAACCCGTCCAGGACGCCGACGACGCGGATACCTCGGTGACGCAACCTGGTCAGCAACGGCGCAAGATCCTGCGATCTTGACAGCCGGGTCGTGTCGACGACCAGGAGGAGGTCACCTGACTTGAGCTCGGCGAGCGCCCTCTGGACACCGGGCCTGTTCCCGATCGCAGCGCCGGAGATCCCCTCGTCGGTGTATTCCGCGACGACCTTTAGCTCGTGATTTTTCGCGTAGTCGCGGCACCGCCGAAGCTGATCGACGATCGTTGATTCCGTCTGGTGCTCGGTCGAATATCGGGCGTAAATGATGGCGCGCATAACGTCACCTTATGCTGCGGGGCGGTGCTCTATCAACTTCTCGGCGTCCTGGGAGGGCGGCGGCGCGTCCCGGAGCGCCTGGTAGGCGGCTCGGGCGAGCAGCTCAACAAGCTCTCGGAGCGCTGGATTCATGCGGCCTTCTCGACGATCTCGACATAGGCGTCGAGCTTGTCCTCGGCGATCCCGAGCTGTAACGAAAGCAGCTTTTTCTGTAGCTCTCCGGCGGTCCTCTTCAACTCGTCGCGCTCCTCGACAAGGAGCTTCACTCGAGCAGCAAGCGCCTGGGAGAGCTCGCTCGCGTCTGGGATGGCTGAAACGTGACCGACGATCTCGAGGTCGCACATCGCTGAATAAAATACTGACATATAGGTTCCGGCTTGCGCGACGGGGCCGGGCTCCGTAGGGAGGAACGCGCGCATCGTCGATGATTACATTGCGAGCTCGAAGCCCGGCAGGACCGGCTGCGCGACGCGATAGCGCGCGAACTTTTTCCCGTTCCTGGTCTCGGTGACGGTCTCGATGTCGAGGCCTTCGGCGCGAAGATCCGCTACTCGAGCGGCGAGGCGGAAACATCCGAACCTCTCGAGCGCGTCGAGCGGTGTCAGCTCGAGGCCAGACAGCAAAGCGGAGCGGATCTGATCAGTCTGGGAGCGGCTCACGAGAGCACCTCCCGACCACGATCAAGCTCGCGGCGGCGCGCATTGACCTCGGCGAGCGTCTGCTCGATGACCGCGTCGAACTTGCCGAGCGCATAAGCGGCGCGAACGACGTCCGAGACGAGCTGCCGAGAGCTCGCAACGTCGGCCACCTTCACCAGGTTCTCGAGAGCTTCGGTGCTCATGCTGCAACCTCCTCGGGCTCAACGACAATCGCCTCGAGCTCCGCCTTCCTGGCATCCTTCGCGGCATTCAGCGCGGCCTCCTGTTCGCGATCCTTCGACTTCCTGGCGAGCACGACCGAATCGCGGAACCGCGTCTTCAGCGCCTCGAGATCCGGCGCCTCCCGAACCAGGGCGACGGGATCGGCGAGCTGCGGCTCCGCAGCGACGACCGTCGCGCTCGAGCTCGCAATCGTCATGTCCTGGATCTCTTCGGAGGTGTAGACGCCAACCGCGACCCCTGGGAACACGGCGCGGACGCCTTCGGAGATCACTCGCGCGCGGAGCATCTGCCGCGGGTACTGACGCCAGGTCGGGTTCTTCGTGAGCCCGGCGCGTTCGGCCATCTGGAACGTCCATCGGATCTCGACGACGCCTCCGGCCGGGTGCGACACCTTCGCGGCGACCGCCTGGTCGGTGTACTCGGTCCATTCGATCTTCCCGCAGTTCGCTTGAAAACGAGCGAGCAGGGCGTCGCTCTTCAGCGAGGGCCGTCCCTGGATGATGTGGTAGTCGCGCGCGGCGATCGCCGGGTGCAGACCTTCCGCCTGGGCAATCAGCATCAAACTCATCGCCTGGTCGGGCGTCCGCATTCCAAAGAGGCCGGACTTCGCAATCGCGGTCGCCATCTTCTCGATGTCCGTCACGCTGACGGCTTGGATCGCTGTACTCATGCTGCTTTCTCCCTTAATTGACGCTCGAGGTCGTCGACCTCGGCGAGAAACTGTCGAACCTCCGAGTCGAGGTTCGCGATAAAGATGTCGTCGCGCTCGACGCGCTGAACGTAGAGCGCGAGCTCTTTCGGCATCCGCGGATCGAACGACACGAAGTCGCAATAGGCGCGGCCGGTGATCCAGAGCTGACCTTGCACCTGGGCGATGTGGTCGCCGGGCATCCCGTACAACCAGGTCTCGATGTGGGTAGTGCTTGAGGGACACTTAATCTCGATCAGGCCTTCGTCGCCGACGAAACCGTCGGGCGAGGCGCCGGTCATCAGCGACGGGTGACGCATGAACCCGGTCTCGAGCACCTCGACGCTTCGCTTGAATTCGTACTCGATGCGCGCGCCGGGCTCCTGGTCGATTCCCCATTGCATCCCGGCCGTCGTGAAGTGCGGAGTCGGCTGACCGCTCAAGCGCTCGGTCACGAGCTCGATCGCGTAGTCGATGCGAGCCTGGGCGGGCTTGCCGGACTTCAGCTTCGAGATCACGGCGCGAAACTTCGACGCGGTCGCGCATCCAAGACGCGCGGCGAACCATTCAGCGGATCGCTGTTCCATCATGCGGCCTCCTGCATAGCGGGCTTTCGGTGGATGAGAAGAATCCCGGAGCGGGCGTTCGAGATTACGAACCCGGCAGGCGTGAGCGCCTGGAGCAGCTCGCCGATCGTGATGTCGCGATCGAGCTCGAGGACGATGCGATCGGGAAGGCTGTCGCGCTCGATAGCTCGGGCAAACTCGAACCATGCGCGATGATCTCGAGGGTCGACTTTTTCGATGGTCACAGCGGGACGTTCCATCCGGCACGACGGACAACCGTGCGGGGATTGGGATCTGGCAGACGCTCGCGGCTGCGGCGATTACGTCGGCGGAGCGCGATCAGATCGAGGACGTACTCGAAGACCGCGGCAAGAATGGCAAGTACGCCGAAAGCGGTAAAAACCGCCGAAACGAGCAGAATTCCGTCTATTGCGGTGTCCATGAAACCTCCCGAATGACTCGCCGCGGGATGCGGCTTCGGAAGGAGTATTACCGACAGGTACTAATTAAGTCAACAGCCGGAGGTACTGAAATACCAAAAGGTTATTGCAGCGGGCGCCTGCCCGGACTAGATCTGTTCGGAATTCTTGTAGACGACGCGACCAATAATCTCGACGCCGTCGCCGCAGCGCTTGTCGCCGTAGCGGCGCTTGTCTGGGTTATCGGATGCCAGGAACCATTCCCCGGCGTCGCGTCGGAGACGCTTGATCACCAACTCGCCTTCGTAATTCACGGCGCACACTTCGCCGTCGGCTAACTGGGTATCGGCGCGATTCACGACGATCGTGTCGCCGTCATAAAGACCGGGCTCCATCGAAGCGCCCTGGACCTTCAGCGCGACGAGCTGATCAGGTCGGAATCCGCGCTTCTCGAACCATTCACGCCGGAAGAACAAGGGCGGCGCGTCGTCCGCGTGGCATTCGACCGCCCAACCAATCACCCCGGCCGACAGCTTCATCCGTACGCGACGTACAGCAACAAAACCATCGGGAGCATCCGCCTCGCTAGGCCCGCTATCGAGTGGGCGATCTAACCAACCGGCTGAAAGGCCTACCGCAGCCTCGATCTGACGCGCAAGGCGCTCGCCGAACCCTTTGCGGCCGAGGAGGGTGCTCGAGAGCTGACTTTGGGACTTTTGGATGAGCTGTGCAAAACGAGACACATTGCCGCCGTACTCATCCTCGATAAGCCGCCGCAGTCGCTCGCGCCTGATGTCTTGAGTGTCCACGACTGACAGTGTGACAGATTGAATAGCAAAAATGCACCTAATGGTGAATTACCGTGTGGTATTGCACATATGCTCCATTTTGGTACTATCTCCGCGATATGACACTGAAAGAGTTCCTTCAAACCATGTCCCTCCGTCAGCGCGACCGTTTCGCAGAGCGCTGCGGCACGACGGGCGGTCATCTGCGGAACGTCAGCTACGGCTACAAACAGGCGGCGGAATCCCTCGCAATCAACATCGAGCGGGAGAGCAACGGGATCGTCACGGTCGAGGAGCTGCGGCCGGACGTCGACTGGAGCGTGATCCGCGACTCCAGGGGGAGACGACGTACCAACCCAGCGGGGGAGGCGGCGTGAACTTCTACAAGCATTACATCGGCGACTTCCAACGCGACACGGGGCACCTGTCGCTCACCGAGCGCGGGGCGTACCGATCGCTCCTCGATCACCACTACGCGACCGAGAGGCCTCTGCCGACCGACATGACGCAGCTCTGCCGGATCGTCGGGGCGGTCTCGAAGGCCGACCGCGATGCGGTCAAGCGCGTCCTCGGGGAGTTCTGGCAGCTCGAGGGGGAGGGGTGGACGAACGCGAGGGCGCTCCTCGAGATCGCGAAGGCAGACGAGCAGCGTGACACGAACCGGCGCATCGCCGAGGAACGAGAGGCCAGACGAAAGGCGGCACGAGCCGGGGACGACAGCAGCACGAACCGTAGCACGAGTCGTGCGACGAATCGTCTAACGAACGCCTCACCTATCCAGACTCCAGACTCCAGACTCCAGACTATATCTCCAACCCTAACTGATACCTCATGCGTAATCTCTTCGCTCGAGGTAGCCAAACTCGCGCGCGCGGAAGGCGACGAGCGCCGGGAATTTGAGGCGCTGAAGGCGATCTACCCGCCACACGCGGGCCGCACGGACTGGATCAGCGCAGAGCACCACATCCGCAGGCACCTCGAGCAGGGCGCGACCTGGGAGGACATCCGCGCAGGCGTCGAGCGATACGCCGGACACGTCCAGGCGACTAACCGCATGGTCCTCAACCCGGCGAGGTTCTTCGGCGATCGCGATCGTCCCTGGTCGCAGCCCTGGCCGATCCCGCCGTCGAAGGCGCAAAAGACCCAGGACAGCAACGTCGCCGCCGCCCAGGCGTGGCTCGAGAAGGCCAATGCAGCCGGGTGATCGCGCTGAAATGGCGCGCATCCTGGTCTCGCTCGCCGAGATCAAACCCGGCGGAAAACTCACGGCCGAAGCGCTCGAGCTTTGGTACTCGGCGATGAGCGCCTGGTCGATCGAGGAGTTTCGCGCCGCGGCGCAGTACCTGATGCTTCACGAGGAGTATTTCCCGAACCCCTGGCACTTCCAACAGCTGAGGCGCGCGCAGCGCATGACGCCGGGCGAGGCCTGGGCGATCGCGCTACAGCACGTTCGCTCGGGCTCGTATCACACCGGGCCTGCGATCCCGGAGGTCGAGCGCACCGTCCAGGCGCTCGGCGGATGGAAGGTGATCGCCTGGTCGAGCGTCGACGCGCTCCCGTTCACTGAGAAGCGATTCGCCTCGCACTACGACCAACTCGCCGACGTCGCCGAGACGCGCCAGGAACTCCCGCAGCTCGCGCACGACAACCCGGTCCGCGGATTGATCGGGGGCATCGGCAAGTGAGGATCGCCGACGCGATGAACGAGGCCTGGATGGCGCAACGCCTCGGGCTCCCGCTCGACTGGGATGCGGGCGTCACGACAGCAGAGCAGCGGCGCGAAAAGATCCGAGCGGCGATAGTCGCTCAACAGCGGGTGCTCTCGATCGCAGGCAAGCGCGCCGGACAACCCGCAGAAACCTGGAAGGCGCTCTTCGAGCGCGTATACCGCATCCCGTTACAACCGAAAGAGGATTGACAATGCCCCAGTACGACAACACCAACAGCGGCCTGCTCGCGAAAAACAAGCGCAAGGAGAAGGACACGCACCCCGACTACTCGGGCTCGATCAACATCGAGGGCGTCGAATACTGGCTCTCCGGATGGCTGAAGACCGGCAAGGAAAGCTCGAAGCTCGCAGGCGAGAAGTTCTTCTCGCTCTCGGTGAAACCGAAGGATCAGCAGCGCGCTGCGGCACCGGCACCGGCACCGGCTTCCGTCCCGGCTGACGACTTCAACGACGACATCCCGTTCTGAACGGCTTATGACGCAGGACCGCTTGAGGCCGTTCTCCGCGATCAAGACCGTCGTCATCCCGATCGCTCGGGTGCGCGTCGTGCAGCAGCTCGACCGCGTGAGCCGCGTGAACAACGGATGGGACGTCCAGTATCTCCCCGTCGGGAAATTGCGGTGGTGGTGGAACTGGCGCACCTACAGGCGCGAGCGCGCCGAGCAGACCGCGCGCGACCTGGCGAATGTTCTCATCGCGGAAGGTCACGTCGCGCTCACCGCATTCGAGACTAACGAGGTGCAGCGATGAAAGCCTGGGAACTGATTGTTTCGATCGCGCAAGTGTCGCTAATCATGGTAGTCACTGGCGCACTGCTTGGCATCGGGATCGGCGCGTTCGCAGCCGCCGCGATGTCGGTCTACCGGGTCTTCACTTGAGCACGGCGACGTCGTGGCCGGGCCTGTTCGGTCAGATTCCGAAGTGATCCATCTGGAGTTCACACTTCCCTGGCCTCCGTCGGTGAACCATTACTGGCGGAACTTTCGAGGCCGGATGGTGATCGGCGCTCGAGGCCGCGCGTATCGCAAGGCGGCGATCGAGGCGATCGGCGAGCAGGAGGTTCCGGTCGAGGGGATCGGTGGACTGCTGAAGGTCGAGCTCCTGGCGCATCCGCCGGATCGACGTAGGCGTGATCTCGACAACCTACAGAAGGCGCTCCTCGATGCGGTCGTTGCGGCCGGTGTGATCGAGGACGACAGCAACATCGACGATCTGCGCGTAGTGCGCGGTCCGGTCTTCCCAGGCGGGAAGGTCCAGGTCGTCATCCGACCGTACACCTCGGAGACTAACTTCACGACACGCAGGGGATCTGAACCGTGAGCACCGCGACTGCCGACGCCTACGAGAGAAAACCCAGAAACGCGACCGACGTGACCGCGTTCGTCGATTGGCGAATGTATCAATGGGCGAGGTTCGCTCGAGATCGACTCGGCGCGCTTGGCTACCCGCGCGAGTCAATCAGCACGAAGCTCCTGCGCGAGATCGTGCTCGGGATCAATTCGCCGGGCGGGTACGCGCCGGATGAAAACTGGCCGAATGGCGTGGAGGTGGTGGAGCGATGCGTGACCAATCTCTGCCGTGACCGGCGGACCTGGGCGCAGCTCGTCGAGGTCACCTACCTCACGCCGAGGGACGAACCTAACGAAGTACGAGCTCGGCGCCTGCGGATGAGCCCGGCTCAATACCAGACGCTCCTGCGTCGCTTCCGGACGGCAATGTACGGCGCGCTTTCCGTCGCGGACGCTTGGTCAGCGAAAAACGCTTGATGTGTACATTTGCATGACGAAACTATCGAAACCTGGACTGTGGTCAAGGGAAGAGCAGCGCGATCGTTTGTACGGTCGCAAGTGGCGAGAGGCGCGCCGGGCATACCTGGCAGCGCACCCGCTCTGCGTATTCTGCGAGCAGCTCGGCAGGGTGACGGCGGCATCGGTCGTCGATCACGTCACCCCTCATCGCGGCGACGAAACGCTTTTCTGGGCGGCGACCAACTGGCAACCGCTCTGCGAGCCGTGTCACAACGGCGCGAAGGCCGAGCTCGAGCAGACCGGAACCCTGCGGGGATGCGACACCTCGGGCGCCCCCCTCGACCCCTCCCACCCCTGGAATTTTCAGCGGTGAGGGAGGGGAGGGTCGAATCTCTACGGCTCGAGGCTCGGACACCGAGCGCGTGCCTGTTTCGTGCTAATCGGCAAGGATTCCTGAAATGCTACAGCGAGGCCGGAAGAGCGCCGAGGGGCTCTCGGTGGTACGGGTCGCACCCCATGAGAGGGTCGCACCTCCTGATCGCCTGGGAGACGACGAGAGCGCGATCTGGCGCGAGATTGTCGCCTCGAAGCCTGCGGACTGGTTCGGTCCCGACAACCTTCCGCTCCTCGAGCACTACTGCACGATGGCCGCGGAATCCCGGCGCGTCTCGCGCAAGCTGCGCGAGGTAGGCCCGGAATGCCTCGACGACTACGACCGCCTGATCAACCTCCAGACGAAGATCGGCGGACAACTCGCAAGCCTGGCGACGAAAATGCGACTGACGCAGCAGAGCCGGTACGGCGCCCGCGCGGCAGCAACCGCAAGCGATCGCGCGGCTCCGAAGAAACCCTGGGAGTTCGGAACCTAACCAGGGGCGACCGGAACATCGCCTGGATCGAGGCGACCTGTCGGGTACCGGAAGGCGCCCTGGTCGGTCAGCCGGTCAAGCTGCGCGAATGGCAACGGTCGATTATTCGCGGAATCTACGACTCCCCGACGCGACGAGCGATCGTCACGTTCGGACGCAAGAATGGCAAGACGTCGCTCTCGGCGTTCCTGCTACTCCTGCAACTCTGCGGACCGGAAGCTCGAGCGAACTCGCAGCTCTTCTCGGCAGCGCAGAGTCGAGACCAGGCGGCAATCCTCTTCGCGCTCGCCGCGAAGATTGTCCGGATGTCTCCGGATCTGAACGCGGTCGTCGCGGTTAGAGACACAGCGAAGCAGCTCTACTGCCAGGAACTCGGGACTCTGTACCGGGCGCTCTCGGCGGAGGCCTCGACCGCCTACGGTCTCTCTCCGGTCTTCACGGTTCACGACGAGCTCGGCCAGGTGAAGGGGCCGCGGAGCGAACTCTACGAGGCGCTCGAGACCGCGAGCGGCGCCCAGGCGGAGCCGCTCTCGATTGTGATCTCGACGCAGGCGCCGACCGACGCGGACCTTCTGTCGGTACTGATCGACGACGCGAAAACCGGCGCCGATCCGAAGACGAAACTTTTCATGTTCTCGGCGGACGAGTCGATGGACCCGTTCTCCGACGAAGCGATGAGGGCGGCAAATCCCGCCTTCGGCGACTTCCTAAACCCGACGGAGGTTCGGGAGCAGGCCGCAGCGGCGAAGCGAATGCCGTCGCGCGAGAGCAGCTACCGGAACCTGGTGTTGAACCAACGAGTCGACCAGACCTCGCCGTTCGTGCCTCGAGCGATCTGGCTACGGAACGGTGCCGATCCTGTTGAGGCCGCGTTCTACGAGAACCCGGTCTATATCGGGCTCGACCTTTCGGCGCGGAACGATCTAACGGCGATGGTTGCTGTCGCTCGAGACACCTCGGGCGCCTGGCACATCCGGCCGACCTTCTTTGCGCCAAGCCTGGGACTGACGGACCGGGCCTCGAGGGACCGGGCTCCGTATGACGTCTGGAGAGATCGCGGACACTTGGTCGCGACGCCGGGCGCGTCGGTCGACTACGCAGTCGTCGCCGAGCAGCTCTGTCAGCTTTGCGACGATTGGGATGTCGCCGCGATCGCTTTCGATCGGTGGCGGATGGATGTGTTCAAAACCGAGCTGTCGCGGCTCGGTCGCGAGCTCCCCCTGGTGGAGTTCGGCCAAGGCTACCGCGACATGGCTCCGGCGCTCGACGCGCTCGAGGGCGAGCTGATGGCGGAACGTATCCATCACGGCGGGCATCCGGTCCTGACCTGGTGCGCTGCTAACGCGGTCGCAACTCGGGACGCCGCCGGAAATAGAAAACTGGACAAAGCAAAAGCGACCGGCCGCATCGACGGCATGGTCGCGCTCGCGATGGCGATCGGCGCCTGCGCGAAGGCCGCACCGAAGCTCGACGGACCGAGTGTCTACGAAGAGCGCGGCATCTTGACCATTTAACGAGGTTTCTGTGTCCTTTATAGATCGAATCATGCGACGTAAGAGCGTAGGGCAGACCGCGCTCGACCGTTTGATCATGCGCCTCGAGGGCACCAATTCCGCCTCGGGTGTTCACGTCAACGAAAAAACCGCGATGCGAGTCGCTGCGGTCTACGCTTGCGTTCGCGTGATCGCCGAGACGATCGGCTCAATGCCGTTGAATATGTACCGGCGCCGCACCGATGGCGGTCGCGAGCGCGCTCCCGAGCATCCCCTTCAGATCCTTTTGCACGATCGACCGAACTCCTGGCAGACCTCGCAGGAGTTCCGCGAAATGTTGACCGAACACGCGCTCCTCCGCGGGGCCGGGTTCGCGTATATCAACTGGCGCTCGCGCGCCTCAAACATCGTAGACGAGCTGATTCCGATTCACCCGGATCGCATTTCTATCAAGCAGCTCCCGGATATGCAGCTCGTCTACGAGCTTACCCGTGAACAAGGCGATCGCATTACCCTGCGCGCCGACGAGGTGTATACGCTCCGATATCGAACGAGCGACGGAGTGCAGCCTGTCGGCGTGATTGAATCCGGGCGCGACTCGATCGGCGTCGCCTACGCGACCCAGGAGTACGCGGGCCGTTTCTACCGGAACGACGCTACGCCTGGCGTCGTCTTGAAGCATCCGCAGAAGCTTTCTGCCGAGGCTGCGGGGCGACTGAAGGACACCTGGAACTCGGCCTACGCCGGAAGCGGAAACGCTCGCCGGACCGCGCTCCTCGAGGAGGGGATGTCGATCGAGCGGCTCTCGCTCTCGAACGACGACTCGCAGTTCCTCCAGACCCGTGAGTTTCAACGGTCGGAGATTGCGGGCCTGTTCCGTGTTCCGCCGCACCTGATCGGCGATCTCTCGCGCGCGACGTTCTCGAACATCGAGCACCAGTCGCTCGACTTCCTCGGGCATTGCATTGGTCCCTGGATGACGCGATGGGAGCAGTCGATCTCGCGCGATTTGATCACGGCGCCGAACACCTACTTCTCGAAGCTCTCACCCGAAGCGCTCCTCCGCGGCGATTTGAAGTCGCGATACGACTCTTACGCGGTCGGTCGGAATTGGGGATGGCTCTCGGTCAACGACGTCCGCCGACTCGAGGATCTCAATCCGATCGACGCGGGGGACGTGTATCTGCAACCGCTCAACATGACCGCGGCAGGAATGCCGCCGAATTCAGACGTCGCGCCGACCGGCGCGGCATGAGGACACGCAATGGAAACTAAACGATTTAACGTCGCCGCCGAGATCAAGGCGGTCGATGACTCCGGAGTGATCGAGGGCTACGGCTCCGTCTTCGGCAACCTCGACAGCTACAGCGACATCGTCGCGCCTGGCGCGTTCGCGAAGTCGCTCGAGGAGGCGAAGGCCTCCGGCCGGATGCCAGCGATGCTCTGGCAGCACAACCCCGACGAGCCGATCGGTGTCTGGACCGAAATGCGCGAGGACGATCGCGGGCTCTTCGTGAAGGGCAAGCTCGCCGATACGCAGCGCGGCAACGAGGCGCGCGAGCTGATCAAGCTCGGCGCTCTGACCGGGCTCTCGATCGGATACACGACTCGGTCATACCAGGTCGACCGCGAGCAGGACTCGCGAATCCTGACCGATGTTCAGCTCTGGGAAGTTTCTCCGGTGACATTCCCGGCAAATTCCGAGGCCCGGATTACGGGCGTCAAGGCGGGCGACATCAGCTCCCCGAAAGATTTCGAGAGGTTCCTGCGTGACGCCGGATTCTCTCGCAAAGAGGCCAAGCAAATAACCGCGCATGGCTTTGGTGACTCGGATCTGCGTGACGCAGAGACCGAAGACACAGCAGAAAACGACCTCGCCGATCACATCAAGCGAACGGTCGAGGAGCTCACATCAAAGTGAGCAAAACCATTCAATCATTTTTTAATCGAGGAAAATCAAATGTCTATTGAAGTCAAGGGCGCCGTCGATGCGCTCGCCAAGGTGGTCACCGACGAGCGCTCCGCTCGTGAGGTGTTCGAGAAGCGTTCGGATAGCGAGCGCCGCGAGTTCGAGGCCAAGGCCGACGCAGAGTTCGCCAAGGTTCAGAAGTCGCTCGAGGAAGTGAACGTCAAGCTCGGCCGCATCACGGTCGCGGGCGCTGGCGAGGGCAAGAAGGACGACGAGCACAAGTCAGCCTTCGTGAACTACATCCGCAACCCGCGCGACCAGAAGTCGATCGCGGCTCTCCAGGATGCCGAGCGCAAGGCCGTCTACACGACCGGCAGCGGCGGCTCGGCGGCGGGCGGCTACGCTGTCCCCGAGGAGCTGTCTCGCTCGATCATCACGCAGCTCACCAACATCTCGCCGATGCGTCAGGTGGCGAACGTGGTGACCGCGTCGAGCCCGGACTACAAGATCCTGGTCGACGTGCTCGGCACCGGCACCGCCTGGGCGGGTGAGAACGGCACGCGCTCGGAGAGCAACACGCCGAGCCTCGGCGAAGTGGCTCCGACGTTCGGCACGCTCTACGCCTACCCGAAGGCCTCGGAAGAGTCGCTCAACGACATCTTCTTCGATGTCCAGGGCTGGCTGACGAACTCGGTGTCGGTAGCTTTCGCCGCCGCCGAAGGCGTCGCCTTCACGACGGGCAACGGCACCAACAAGCCGACCGGCATCATGGCCGCGACGAAGAGCACCTCGGACGACGCCTCCCTGGCGTTCGGCTCGGTGCAGTACGTCGCGACCGGCGCTGCGGCTGGCTTCCCGGCGCTGTCGCTGACCTCGCCTGTGGCCTACCCGGCTGACAAGCTCGTCGACCTCGTCCACAAGCTGAAGGCGGGCTACCGCGCGAATGCTCGCTGGATGATGAACAAGGCGACCCTGGCGGTCGTTCGCAAGTTCAAGGACTCGGAAGCGAACTACCTCTGGCAACCGGGCATCGCCGCCGGGATGCCGTCAAGCCTCCTCGGCTACGCTGTGGTCGAGAACGAGGACATGGCGGACATCGGCGCGAACGCCTTCCCGATCGCCTTCGGTGACTTCCGCGCGGCCTACACGATCGTCGACCTCGTCGGCCTCCGTGTGACGCTCGACGAAGTGACGACTCCGGGACAGGTGAAGTGGATCTTCCGCAAGCGCGTCGGCGGCAAGCTCGCCGACAACCAGGCGGTCAAGGTCATCAAGTGCGCGACGACTTGATCTGACTGACGACAGGAGAGCGGGGCGGGAGGGCAACCTCCCGCTCCGTATCTTTCAATGAAAGCAATCTGCAAGATTCCCTTCCGCGGTGTCCCCGACGGGGCGCACCAGGTCCGATCGTTCAACGTCGGCGACGAGCTCGAGGGCGAGCTCGCCGAGGTGGCGGTCATCAATGGATGGGCAGCTCGAGACGGAGCGCCCGGTCCGCAAGAACACCAGGCGCTCGGCGGTGCGCCGGAACCCTTTCGCGAGACTGCGGGGCCGTCCCTGCGTCGTCGTCGCGAGCGGGCCTAGTCTTACCGCAGACGACGTCGACTACTGCCGCAATCGCGCGGCGGTCATCGTCGTCAACGACAACTACAAGCTCGCACCCTGGGCCGACGTGCTCTATGCCGCGGACCCCGAATGGTGGGATCTCCACCAGGGCGCGGCGAGCTTCAACGGTTTACGAGTAACGCAGGACGCCGGAGCCGCTAGACGGTGGCGCCTGCATTACATCGAGAGCGTCGATCGGCAGGGCTTCTCGCTCGAGCCTGGTCGAATACATCGCGGCGACAACTCGGGCTTCCAGGCGGTGAACCTTGCCGTCCTGGCGAGCTGCTCGCCGATCGTGCTGCTCGGCTTCGATATGAAGATGGGGGCGAAGAGACATTGGTTCGGGGATCATCCGGGCGCGCTGAACAAGGCGTCGCCTTATCAGATGTTCGCGTCGGCCTTCAACGAGGCCTCGCAGCGACATCCGGACCTCGAGATCTTGAACGCAACGCGCGACACGGCGCTCGAGTGTTATCCGAGAGTAGAACTGCGCGCGGTGATCTGACGGTCGCCTGTGTTCTCCGCTCCGGCGGGGACTACGGGATCGACTACGTCGAGCGCCTTCACCAGGGCGTCACCGCGCACCTCTCGATCCCGCACCGATTCGTGTGTCTTTCGGACGTCGACGTTCCGTGCGACCGGGTGCCGATCCTGCGGTCCTGGTCGGGGTGGTGGTCAAAGCTCGAGCTCTTCGAGTGGTTTACCGGGCCGACGCTGTACTTCGACCTCGACACGGTGATCGTCGGGTCGGTCGACGACATCGCGGGCTACCCGCATGAATTCTCGATGCTCTCCGACTTTGGTCGGCCGTCGAGATGCGCGTCGGGCGTGATGGCCTGGTGCGGCGACTTTTCACACATTGCGCTCGAATTCAGCGAGGAGCGCGTGACGGATTACCTGGAGCCGACCCGATGGGGCGATCAGGCATGGATCTCGGAGACGGTCGGCTTCGAGCCGGAGCGCCTCCAGGAGTTATTCCCGAGACAGATCGTCTCGCGAAAGTTTGGCGCTCGGTGGCCTGGCGAAGAGCGCGTCGTTTGTTTTCACGGTGTCCCGCGCCCGCGGGATGTCAACTGGACAGTCTAGGAGATTGAAAAATGTCAAAGGGCAACACATTCGAGAATGACCTGATGAAACTGTTCTTCCAGGGTACGGCGATCGCCAACCTGGCAGACAACGCGGCAAGCTCGCCGAACACGAACCTCTACGTCTCGCTTCACACCGCCGATCCTGGCGAGTCGGGATCGCAGACGGCGAGCGAGGCAAGCTACACCGGCTACGCTCGCGTCGCCGTCGCGCGCACCTCGGGCGGATGGACCGTGACGAACAACTCCGTCACGAACGCCGCCGCGATCACCTTCCCGCAATGCACCGGGGGCTCGAACACGATCTCCCATTTCGCGGTCGGCACCGGATCGAGCGGCGCAGGGAAGATCCTGTACAAGGGCGAGCTCACCGCATCGCTCGCCGTGTCAAACCTGATCATCCCGGAATTCGCCTCGAGCACCCTGACGATCTCCGAGGAATAATCGAACGTGGCAACGATTACGACTCGCGCGGGTAAGGGCGCCGCCCTTACTCACCAGGAAGTCGACGCAAACTTCACCGGGCTCAATACCGAGCTCGGCCAGAAGGAGGTCGCATCGAACAAGGGCGTCGCCAACGGCTACGCCTCGCTCGATTCGGCCGGGAAGGTTCCGTCCGCGCAGCTTCCGTCCTATGTGGACGATGTTGTCGAGGTCGCGAACTTTGCGTCGCTCCCTGGTACGGGCGAGACGGGCAAGATCTACGTCACGATCGACACGAATAAAACCTACCGATGGACTGGCTCGACCTACATCGAGATCAGCGCCTCGCCGGGCTCGACCGACTCGCTCGCGGAAGGGTCGACGAATCTGTACTTCACCCAGGCTCGAGCTCGTGCCTCGATCTCCGCCTCGGGTTCGTTGAGCTACAACAGCTCGACGGGGGTCATGTCCTTCTCCGACGCGGTCACCTCCGTCGCCGGTCGCACGGGCGCCGTCACGCTCACCTCGAGCGACGTCGGCCTCGGCAACGTCGAGAACAAGAGCTCCGCGACGATCCGCGGCGAAATTACCTCGGGCAACGTCACGACCGCGCTCGGGTACACGCCGTACAACAGCACGAACCCGAGCGGCTACATCACAAGCTCCGCGCTGTCGAGCTATTTGCCGCTGTCCGGCGGGACGCTGACTGGTACGTTAACGGTTGGAGCAGACGGCGGCGGTGCCA